ACAAGTTCAGCGCCGCCAAGTAACGCCGCGCCGCCTAATGCCGCCGGAATCGCTGCGCCGCCGCCTAATGCCGCTGCGCCCATGCCGCCTAACGCCCCCACAACTGTCGGCGCTGCCGCGCCCATAGCGACAGGAACTGCGCGTTCGGCAGTCAAACTTTTCTCAGGTGCGGTGCCGCCGTGTTTAGCGATCAACGCCGCGTAATCTACCGCGCTTGGTTCTGGCGCGGTGCCCCCGTGTTTAGCAATGAGCGCGGCATAATCGACCATTTTTAGAGGCCCGCCTCTTTTCTAAATGCGTCCGCCGCTTCTTGGCTAGGGAATGGAACTGCGCCCATGCCAGGGACATTCACTGTGAAAGTCTTCGATCCGCCTTCGGCTTTAAGTGTGCCGGTGCCAAAGTTTTTATCCAGATCGGTAATTATACGACGCACCGCATCAATCGTCAGATCGCTTGCACCAAGCATTTTCTTCTTGGCCTCAAGTTCAGCGATTGTATTGCCTTCGCCGCCGGTCATTGTGCCAGTCTCGCGCAGCATGTTGATATATTGATCTATCTTGTTGATCGTAACGTCGCGCAGTTCTTGACCTGCCGGATCTATTGTGCGCGCAACGGCTGATGGTATATTAGCCATCGCAATCTTTTTAGCGCGAGAAACGCTGTCTTCCTCTTTGGTCGGCAGAATACCGGCGCGCTCTTGATCTTCATATGAATTAAGAAGACCTTTAAAAAACTCTGTGTTCTTTTTCTTTAACGGCTGTTTTGCGAACTCCGCAAGTGTCATTGGCGGTGCCGCTGGAGCGGCCATCGCGTTCTGAATCGGCATAGCGCCGCCAGCCATCATGTTGATAGGTGGCGTAATCTGCGGAGACATACCGAGAGCCGCGGGTGGTGGCGCGGCGGCAAATGATGGAACCGCAGCCGTTCCAGGCATTTCGCTACCGCGAATCGTCGCGGCTTCGCTCATTCGACGGCCACGATTGATACCTTTGTTATCGTCGGCTAGAGCCTCAACCGCGTTAGCGATGGCGTTAACATTGCCTGTCTTAACAGCGGCAGCGACTTTGTTCGGAAGGCTACCATAGTTATAAGTAACCGATGTCAGCGCGCCCGCGACGTTTTCAGGTAGTCGATCCCAGTTCTCTTGGCCTACCTGTGCGGCGGCTTTGGGGATAAATTCCGTTTCAATACGACGTTTTAAATCGCGTTCCGCGTCTTTTTGAGTTGTAGTAGTGCCTTTGGCAACAGGAACAACTTTACCTTCAGGCGTTGTTAATGTATCGCTGCCATATCCAACACGCTGTGCGTTAACGTCAAATTTTGCGGTGGGGATAAAACCTTCAAACTTGCGGGTAAGATCCATACCGACTGCCGCGCCGCGCGGCCCGGGCATACCTTCGACAGGCGCAGCGGCAGTAGGTGCCGCTTGCCCTGGCAAAGTCAACTCTTGGATCTGTGTGCTACCTTTTTCACGCACACCAATGACATTGCCTTTATTGTCTTTTACTTCAACAAGATCTTTAGCCCCTGGTTGAAATGATCCGCTGACCATGCGCTCCGTTTGAGAGTATGGGTCGAAGATAAACGTAGCTTTGCCGACTTTGCCATCGACCATTGTATCGCGCTCTTTAGGCGCGGTGACTTTCATAAAGTCTTCGTGCGATGTAACGATATTGCGCTGTGTGTCAGCATTGAAAACGCTTGGAAGCCCACCTAAAAGTGACGGCGCTTTAGGCTGAAATTCTTTTAATAGCGCGTCATATCGCGCTTGCGCGTCGGGCGCAGTCGGCGGGATCTGCATTACGCGGTCTTTAAATATGTTTGCGTTCTTAACAGCAAAATCTAATTCATCAGCTTGTTGTTTAAGTCGAGCGTTTTCGGCGTCTTGCGCTGCTTCAGCCGCCGCAATGTCTGTAGCTTGCGCGAGCTTTTCTTGCTGTAATTGTTGTTGTTGCAACGCAGCGCCTTGAGCATACGCGCCCAAAAGATTCAAATTAGGAACCTGAAATTCTGGCGATGGTTGATATTGAATCGGCATTAGATCACCGTTGTATCATAGGATTGGGCGTAGACGGGGGTCTATTCATCATACCAAGATAAGTTGCGCCAGCTTGCAGACCTTGACCAGCAAGCGCGGCAAGAAGATTAGTTGGCCCCATCGCAGCATTAGCATAAGCAGACCCGATGTTAGCCGCGCCCTGTCCAAGACCTTGACCTAAGCCGCCGTAAACGTTGGCGAGCTGATTACCTGTGCCAGTGTAGGTGCTTGCTAGATTAGCGGCTGTATTACCATATAAATTAGCAAGGTTCTGGCCGGTGCCTGTGTAGACGTTCCCGATATTAGCGCCGGTCGTGCCTGCAAGACCTGTAGCCGTCTGAGCCGCGCCAGCACCTAAACCAGCAAGACCTGTAAGACCTTGCGTTGCTGCCGCGCGGTTAGCCATAAAACGATTGTAGGCGTTCTGATATTCTTGACTGCCAGCCTCTTGACCGTAGCGAGTCGCTGCTTTTAATGCCGCGCCCGACCCCGCCAATCCGCCAGCCCGCGCAGCGTTGGTCATTGCCTGTTGGCCTTGTTGAAGCCGAAAGGCGTAGCCAGGATCCATCTGAAGTTCTTGAAGCGTCGGCTGTTGTGTATATGCGCCGCCCTGACCAAAGAGCGCTGCAAGTTGATTTACAGCGCCGCCGCCTGCGGTCATGTAGGGCTGTTGAAAACCTACGCCTTGGCCGTAATAATTTTCTAAGCCACCAAGCGCGCCGGTCTGACCAGCCTGAAGCGCGCCTGCACCTTGTGTCTGACCTTGTTGAAGCGCTTGCGCCGCTTGCTGTTGAGCTTGCTGAAGCGCTTGTTGCTGTTGCTGCGCGGCGGCAGCTTGATACAGCATTGCTTGATTTGTGCCTTGCGCTTGAGCATTAGCGGCAGATTGAAAACCCATATTAGTTCTCTCTTGCTACGGTTCCATCTGCCTGTGGCTTGAAACCTAGTCTTTCCAATATGTTATACATAAAATCATGGCCTTTAGCGACTTTTGTAAATTGCATATCCGCCAAGATTTCTTTTAACAATCCTTTAGTCAGCCAGCGCCTGCGCCACTCAGGTAATATTGATACATGAGTTTCGCCGTTTTTGGAATAGATAGCTCCTATCGGCGTGTTATCTCTCACAATCAACTTCAAATCCCAATCTGCCGCGATAGCCTCATAGTCCTCGTAACTTATATAGTCTTCCCAATCAGTCGCGGCATAGCCTATCTTTAAGGCTATAGCGCGATCATTAGGTCTTGATGATGTATAGCACGCCATCCAGCTTTGTTATTCATACAGAATATTAATAGAACCGGCGTCAAAAGCGCCGCCGCCGGCTATAATTTGTAATCTATCTAGCGTTCCTGAAAGGGCTTTATTTCCTCCGCATTGAGAGGTAGTGACAGACCCACCACCCCAGCCAATAACACCAGAAATTAGCCATGTATTTGACCCTAATAAGCATAGAGTGACACTACCTGAATAAGTATATGCGGCGTTGCCGCCAGAAAGTAGTATAAAAGACGAACTATAGTTAGCGCCACCTGTGGCTAAGCCACTTGGTGTATTTGTAAGTGCGCCTTCGTAGCCGGATGATTCATACCCCGATGAGGTGCCGAGTTGAATGGCTATATTATCGCCAGTTGTAAGTGATACACTTTTTAAAAGAACTGTTATGCGTTTCACCCAAGAAGGGATACTGGTAAACGATATTGATGATCCCGAAGTTGACGCTTGCGCGGTAGCCGCCGTGATAAGTCTATTAGCCGCTGGTATTTGACTGCTTGCAATAGCGATACCTGCCAAAGTAACCGTATTAGCCGAAGTCTTTCCGCTAATAGTGTCTACTTTCAATGTGTTATTTACAGAAACACCGGCTGAAGATGTTTTTTCTTGAACAGTATCGACGCTTAATGTCGTGCCAATAGACGCCGATGTTGTAACGGTTAATGAAGACCCAGCAGTTAAAGTGGTACCCGACGCTATAGTTGAGCCGCCGGTAATAGCCCCCGATGTCTTAAACGCGCCTGTAACATCTAATTCAACGGTCGGGCTGGCGTTTTTAATGCCAACATAGCCAGAACTAGTGCCATAAATCAGATTGGTGCTGTTAGCGTTTAATATAAGACCGCGCACGCCGACTGAGGTTAACGTCGTGTTAGATGCGTCAGCGGCTAAAGTCGCGCGCGATGTGCCGCTAGATGATAACTGAATTGTGCCGTCATTAACATCAAGAGCGGTCGCTGGCGCAATAGTTCCAATGCCTACTTTACCGTCAGCGTCTACAACAAATGGAGTAGGATCAGAACTTGTATCTTCTACCTTTAACGCCAAACCTGTGCCGGTTTGTGTGATAGTTAACGCGGTTCCCGCTGTGTTCGAATCAATTGTAACGTTACCTGAGAGAACTGGCGAAAGCCCCGATGTCGGCGCTGATATATTATCTACAGTCCAAATTTCTGTATTATTTGAATCAGTTAACTTAAATTTATATGTCGCCGAGCCGAGCCAGATATTAGCTTCGCCGCGAGAGTCTAATACAATAGGATTGCTGTTAGGCGTCGCGCCTGTTGAATCCGTATAGGTTGCCTGCGGCGTGGTCGTGCCAGCGGCATAAGTATATACAAAACCGCCTGCCAGCGGTATGCCAGCCGCGTCGATGAATTGAGCTTTGGCTGTGGGCGATACAACGGTCATTTAGACACCTACACAACTTGTAACGGTCAGGATGACCGAAGGAATAGCGGGAACTGGGCTAGACGCAGCAACATACGGAATTGAGACATTTAAACTGCTAGAGGAATAAACCAGCTCAAAATAATCGCCTGTCTGAAGGTTTAGCACGAAATTCCATGCGGCGACAATCGCGTCGTTAGATCCGCCGGTTAATGTCACTTCTGTCGCCGAATCATCTACATCAATACCGTTTATTCGAGGCCACATATAAACGCGCTTAGTGCCGCCTGCCGTATTATGTATTTGCGCGGAAAACTGAAAATTATACGTAGCTGTGTTGTCTACATAGACTTGCGAAGTAACCGAACCAAGATATACGCCATAGGTCAAATCAGACCCATCCGCGCGGGTATATGTATTATTGAATGTTATGGCGTATGCCGTGTTAATTGCGGCTGGCGTAAAAGTTGTTGTGCTATAAAAAGATCCGTATCGTCGCCCAGCTTCAAGTGCTTGGTAAGTATTAAAGAACCAACGATACCACGGGCGGTTAACGAACCCCGTAGTGTCGTCATTCATCTTAACGCGCGCGGCGGGGATCTGTGTGTTGTTATCGACTAGGTTAGGCATTGGTCGGGCTCGCGTGCAGTTCAGCGCCCATGATGGCGATCTGAACAGGGTCGGTGCCTGATACCTCGTAGACCCTATCGCGGAGTTTTAGTGTCATACCAAGCCGACGCCAGATCGTGCGGTAGCCTGTCTGACCGATCTGACCCATAGATTTCCAATGCTCGTTAGACCAAGTATGTCCGCCATCGTCAGACCAGCGCAGCATAACTTGGGGATTAGCTCCGACCGTGACGGTATAATCGGCATAATCTCGAATCAGTAAGGGAGATCCAGCGCGGTCAAGAATAAAATCATGTGCGCGATCATAAATATAAATAATATCATTGACTTCCTCTTGGCTATAGCCTGGAAGACCGACGCCAGCCTGACAGTCTAACTGAAGGCTATGTTGCGCTGTGCGGTTTAAATCATTCTGACCTGTAGGCAACGCGCGCCATGAGCGCAGCCATTTCTGAGTTGTGCCAGCCTCCGAATAAACCGTAGGATCATATGCGTAAATTTCACCCGTGCGGTAATCGCCTATGACAACTTCATTATTGAAATTCATCTGACAGTTACCGCGCGTGCGGGTAAACTGGTCGTTTTCCCATCCAGCGCGTTCATGCCATGCGCCGGTCGCCACATCATAGACCCATGTCGTATCGGCGGTAGGAAAGTTTAAAACGTAAAAGCTATGACCATCTTGTTGATAAGTATAACCCACAGCGTCTGATAGATTAGAATATTGTTGGATTTGCCATTCAACAGCGTGTGTAGATATGCGTTCGCCAGAGTAGCCTTTTGAGCGATACACAATGCCGTTACCGCGTTGGTCAGCGCCCAGCCAAAACAGGCCATTGTCAAGTTTGGCTACTGAGTAAGCAGCCAGACAACCAATTTCGTTAAACGCGCCTTGGATGCGCGCCATAGGAAAGTCAGGCAGTCCGGCGTTATACCAGACTTCAACTGAGTTAGTGCCGAATAACCAGATTTCGCGGTGGTCTACAATTAGCGTGACAAGATTGTCAGGTGAACCTTCCGCGCTGGCGAAATACAATGGATCGAGTGTTGTGCTTGTTGAGTCCAAAACCCAAAAGATCTGACTGTCGGGCTGATTAAAAACAAACCAACCGTCAAGAAAACCGCATCCAACAGCGCCAGCAAAAGGTGATGTAAGTTCTGTAAGGAACGGCGAGAATGTCAGCGTAGTGCCGGTATTGGTGGCAGTAGCCGCTGCCGATAGAATAAAGAAAGGCGAAAACGTCAAGGTGACGCCTGTATTGGTAGCAGTCGCGGCGGCTGATAAAACAAACGTCGTAGTATTAGTTATACTGGCAACTCTTGCGCCTGCCGGAATACCTGTGCCTGACACAGGCTGACCCACATGAATATTAGTCGTGCTGCCGCCCGATACGGTCGTGCTTGTATTAGTCGTGTTAAATGTGGTCGTCGTCGTATCATAAACTACGCTGGAAACCGTTGCGCCCGACGGGATACCCGTGCCAGACACAGGCTGACTAGGGTAAACATATGTCACATCGCCATTATATACAGTTGTGACTGTATTGGTCGTGTTAAACGCAGTTGTGTTATAAGTGCTATTATAAATGTAACCTTTATTATCGGCGGCGATAAACATTTGCCTGCCGTTATCGGTCATATTAACTTGCGTTGTAGCGTCTACAGTTCCAATCGCAGTAACATTCCATTCGTAATCAATTCTGTATAATGTTGTTCCTGAGACTGCATAGCCATAATAAACTTTAGCGCCAGTCGTAGACCCTACTTCGTCGCTGTAAAATGTCCAAAGACCGCGAACTGGCCCATTACCCATACGCGCAAGAAAGCGCAGCCCAGGCGCGCGTTGAAGCCAAGCGGCCTCTTTACCGCCTTCAGGTATAACCTCAGGAAAGAGATTTACCATGCGGCTGTCAGCCGCGTTGGGGCTTCTAGTTACATATGAGCTGCCTAAGATCGGCGTCTTCATTAGTAGTTGCCCGCATAGATGTTATAGCGCTGACGTGTGCCGACAATGCTGTAAGGCAGAGCCATGATGTCGTCAGGGTTATTGATGCGCTTCAGATTGCGCTTGCTATACATGGCGATCCGGCTGACCGTAGGCGATGGCTCGACACCAAACTCAGGGGCCAACTCGCAAGCCAGATTGTAACGAAACGCCCGTAAATACCCAGGCGGGAAAAGGATCGCCGTTGCTAGATTAGCAGGCTGCGACAGCTTTTCTACTGAAATGAAATGCCATTCTAACAGTCTTAAAGGGACTGGATAAATGACCATATCAATGTTTGGATAGGTCATATTGGTGAATATGACCTGTGGGTAAGTAGACGTTACGGTCTTAACGGCAATGCCGTTATATTGTTGCTGATTGATAAATTTGATGCCGTAAGACACGTTGGTCTGCGGATCGCGGAAGTAAGTAGAATCGTCCAACAATACAGGGCGTTCGCCCACGAAGTCGCCGGTCGGCCCCAGCGTGCGGTTGCGTTCGCCTGACGGCCAATTAAATACTTGATCCTGAGTTGAGAATACCGACAGTCGTTCGGTATTCCAACTGTCGATCATCTGATTCAGAGCAAATAGCGCGTCATTCGCTGTCTCGGACGAGGGCGTTTCGCCTTCGGCTAACACTCCGAGGAGCCTCAACGCTCCCACTATCTGATCGTAGCAACTGTATGTCGTCATTTGGGTCGAACCTCTCCCAGCCGTTCT